AGCTGGTCGGGCTGGTCCTGGTCCAACCCGGGCCCAAGTCGATGCTGCCGCAATGCAGCACCGCAAGGACGTGCAGCGTGTTGCGAAAGTGACACGCTCGCGTTTGACTTGGTTCCGCCACTTTGCCGCACGCTGGGCGCACGGTCGGTGGGGTGAAGCTAGGACTTCATTTCCAACCTCAACTTCGGCGACCTTCGGGTTTTCGAGGTCGATGGGTGGGTTGATAGGGGAGATGAGGGGTGCGGTTGCATCTCTCAAAGCTAGGCGAGTTACGCACAAGCTTGTTGGTGGCCTTAAGGCCGTTTCCGAGGGGTTGCCTTATCGGGCAATACCTGAGGAGGGCCTCGAGGTAAGTCAAGCGGACTGTGAGGTCCGTGTGGGGGAGAAGCTCTTTCCTTGGTCTGCCGTGTACGAGTACACAGGCGTGGGCCTACAGGAGTGGGAGCTGATCCGTGAGCACCTATACGCGTACGCCGCAATGGCGTTGCGTGTATGGGCCCGCATGGAACGAGGGGAGGTACCACTGTGCAAACAAGTGGTAATAGAGGAACGCGGTATGAAAACTCGTATCGTTACCCCTATAACCGGATCCACCGCCTATATGGCAATGTGGTGGAATGGGTTACTCCTCTCGATGATGGAAGGTGACCTTCGTCTCAGGCCGTCAAGCGCTGAGCCAGCGCGAGACTGCTTGGGGCGCATGTCTAAGGGTTTGTCCACAGAGGTGGTCCGATCCGTGGACATGTCAAGGGCCACCGACCTGATTCCGCACAGTGTGGCGCTAGCCCTCGCGGAGGGGTTACTTGAAGGGTGTCCGTATGGCCCTTTCTTGAAACGTGTCCTCCGTCTTTGTCTGGGCCCGCACCAAATGAGAGTCAGGGGTGGTTGGGTGAGAACCCGGTCATCCATCCTCATGGGCTCAGGGGTCTCGTGGCCGATCTTAGCGCTCTACAACCTGGGGTTGTGGGAGGCTTCGTTCACGGGGGAGGGTTTGCGTCATTGCAGTCAGGCTATTCGAGCCCGTGTTCGGATCGTTGGTGACGATCTTATGGGGGTTTGCCCGCCAAGGGTGAGCAACCGGTACACGTTCGAACTGCTCGCGACCGGTGGGAGTCCTTCCCATGGGAAGGACACCACGTCGTTAAGGTGGGGCACGCTGGTGGAACAACTAGTCCTGGTAACAGGCCGGTTGCCCGCACAGCTCCTACCTACTCTCAGTGTGAGGGGGATCCAGCCCGTAGCCCGTGTAGAGGGTCGGGGCGGGTCCCTGCGACCACCTTGGGCCTTAGGACCCGAGATGGGGGAATACTGGGAGAGGGCAGGCTCGCCCGATTGGTTGCTCGAGGTAATACTCGAGCGCTATGAGGGGGAGATAGTTCTCCTGCGCCGTAATGGCTTGGCTCCGTTTCTACCACGAGAATACGGTGGAGCGGGTTTTCCCTGCAAGGATCGAGGCCGTGGCGCCATCGCATCCCTTCGGCCCCAATGGGCTAGGGCTCTGCGGTGCGCTATGGCTCAAGGTCTGCGCGGGGTTGGCTTGCTTAACGCTTTATCCTCGTGCTGGGTGTCCGGTCGTTCAACGGTTAGGGCGCAAGCCCTGTTGGACGTTTACCGGGACGCTCAGTCGGAGTCTATCGCAAGTGCTGGGTCTCCACCAGAGGGTCAGGAGGGAAACAACCCTCGAGCCTCGGATCTGGTCGAGCGGTGTGTGGCCGCGGTGGTTTCCGCGGCGCGCCTCGTAAGGCCGGACACGAGACGAGAGTTCCTTTTGACCCTCGGCACGGTCAGGGGGTGCTTGGAACGGGAGGTAGGGAGGTTAAACTCCGCGGTCCCGTATCCGAGGCTTACTGACCGTCCCCGCAACCTAACAGACGGCTTGGTGAAGTACTTGTACGAGGGACCAAGGCGCGTCGTGTGGGCGCAGGGAGCGGTGGGGGCTGTGACCTGTATGTCGGTCAACTTATTGGGCAGCGGCGAAGCGCCCCTGTGGGAAACCGATCTATAACCCTTCCTTCGTCGGAGGGGGTGTCGGATTTGTAATGGTGTTTACGACGTAAGGACGGCTTTGCGTCACACGCCAGATAAAATTTCGGCATTGAAGTAGCCCACAGGAGGCAGCTCGTCGCTGCGGACTAAAGCTTGGAAGCCTGACATGCAGGCGAGGGGAGGGGTCCTGCCTGGGTACCGTTCCCAGACAGTCGCCCGGTCCGAGGGGGTAGCCTACGGGCTGTAAGTCCCCCAAGGTAACCAACCGGGTTAGGACTCTTAACCGATGAACC